TCTAACGATGATTGTTTTGCAGAGGGTATAAGACAAACCCCATTGAGAAAAGGAGTCAAAGATTCCTATCTCAGAATGACCATTGAAAAGGACGATAAATACTATCGGAACTATTTAAGAAACCAAACTCTTATTGACCTAGAGTTTATTCCTCAAAGTATAGAGGATACTATCTTAGATGAGTATTCAAAGACTGCACCTGTAAGAGGGAAAGTATTTGACTACCTAAGAGTACATAGGTTGAATGAGTTATTAAATCATGTAGAGGACTTTACATTATGACAGAGAAAAGAGGAAGAGGTCGTCCAAAGGGCGCCCCGAATTTACCAAAGATGAAGTTGATTACCAAAAGGCAAGAACTTCAAACCAATGCAGACGTATATGAAATATTATGCCAAGCAGACATCGTTGCACAAGAAAGTGTTGACCTTGCAGTTCAAGGACTCCAAGTATTCAATACTAGAAATGGTGCAGTCAAACCAGTTTTACAGTGGATGTTCGATGCGAACATTAATTCAACATTGCCTGAAGGTACTTCACCTTACAAAAGTAATGATGCACCTTCAACAGACCTAGCAGAGACTTCTCTAAGGTTTGAACACAAGTTGTTTAAATACTTTGTAACTGAACAAATCCCATTGGTCAAAAGAGAACATATGTGGATTGGATTACTCGAAGGTATTCCTAAAGAGGAAGCAGAGTTAATCGACTTAGTAAAAGACGGTAAGTGGCCGTTCAAAAATATCACTAAAGAAATCGCTAAGAAAGCGTTTTCAGAAATCAACATTTAATAAATATATGTAGTGGTTAGAGACTAGACATATCTAGACAGGGTCTAAGAGTTTTTAGGTCAATAATAATCTTTATAGTCGCACACCGCTCCATGGACTGAGGAAAAATATAAAATGAATAACATGGATAATCCATCTGCGTTCACGCAGGAACAAGTTGTTTCCGAACCTACGGAAATAGAAAAAATACAAAACAGAGTTGCGAGCTTTGAAGTCGGTCTGAAACCTGCAGTTGCTGAAGCAGTTCAAGGTGTCATAGGTATAGGACTTTCAAAAGGTTTGTTTGGTGTAGATGATTTGGAAGCTGTGATTTCAATTCGTGAAGATATTAAGAAAGGTCTTATCTCTTATCAGACTACTATTAAACACGCTCAAATGGATATGGAAACTGCTCAACAGAATCTAATGATTCAACAAGCAGAAGAAGTTGAACTAGAAAAAAATAGACAGCGTACTAAACTTACAGAAGAAAGACAACTTAGAAAATCTGCAGACGCTAGACTTGCTCAGATGGAACAGGCACTTGCAAACCAAGGTCTTTTCATTGACCTAGATGGAGATGGTGTTGTTGGTCTTAAGGACGGACAAGTTGCAGATACACTAACTGCATCAGAACAAGCAGAAGTTACATCTATGTTAACTCCACCAGTTCAAACTCAACCCGACCCTAATCATAAAACCAGTGGTGCATTTAAACTTGCAAGGATGATGAATCCTGTAGGAGAAATGGATGCAGGTTCAAACGGTACTACTGCAGAGGATTTAACTCCTGCACCTACATCGTATAATACACCCGAACCTATTTCACACGATGAAAAATTTGTCGCACAAATAGATGCAGCTACGGAAGCATTTAAAAATTATGACGAAAATGTAGTTGGTGGAGAAGACACTGAATCCTTCTTGGATGAAGTTGCAACAGTAGATGCACTTGCTGATATAGACGACCAAGAAGTTATGGATGCAATTGACGAAGAACAGTTCAATGAGTCTTTTGCAGAACCTACACTTGACATTGGTTATGCACCAACAGAAATTTCACGAAGAGAGAAAGTCTTACTAGACCCTCTTGGTGCAAGTGAAAGAAGTGATACAATCAATGCAGAGATTCCTAAACCACAACAAGTTACTGCACCATTCATTACAGGTGGTAATGCACCTAACCTAACTCAACCACAAGTGACAACAACTCCTCTTGCTGATGGTGTGTATGTTGAACATACAGAATCAGAAATTATGCAAGATGAATTGGAACCTATTCCAACAGAAGAGTCAGAGTTACCTCATCACAGGCGTCCTCAGTTACAGGAAACTAGAACTGAACCAGTAGTAGGTGAGAACGATGTTGTTATTAGTTCAGATAACATTAAGTCATTTGGAGAGTTTAGTGACCTTGCAGAACCCCAAGAAGAAGAGTTCGATGAAGTTGTAATTCCTAATCGTACAGATTTAGATGCAATGACTAAAAAAGAAATTCTGAATTCTGCAGGTAACTTAAGTTTCACTATTGATTCTAAATTAAATAAATCTCTTATGATTGATTCCTTCGAGTCCCAAGCAAACTCTCTAATTGCAGAGTTGACTGGTAGTGATGAATTTGTAAGTAGTGAGGAAGTACTAGATGGTGATGACGATAGGAGAGACGGCGGATACTTTTAAGTCTACCGTTCGTTCTTTAAATTTAAATGAAATCTCTCCACTTCATGTGGAGAAGTTTCGTGATATAGAAGATGAGGTTTATCGTTTTGATATTCCTCAGTTTTGTTCTATAAAACTTGGAACATTATACAACGGAGAATTCATCTACGTTGCACAAGAAGGAACTAACCTGTTTCTATCTGCACACCAATTAAACAAAGACCCTTTACGGTCAGCAGTCCTTAAATGTTTTTTATACAAACCCAAGGGCAATCCTAAATCAACACAACTTAGTATCGATGATGATGCACAATTTATTTGTATCCCTAAAGACCTCGCAGAAGGTTTCATGATAAATCAAGAAATAGAATATCATTATGTCAGAGACGATGGTGTTGATAACGAACGTCATGTTAGAGTAAACTATGTCTAGAAACATTCCAATACAAGCAGTCGACCAACATGACTTCCTAGAACACCGTAGACAACAGGAGAGGAACCATTGGGATAAAAAGGTAGGAACACCTAGTGAACTTGATTCTATCCTTACAGTGGAAGTAAACACTACTGAGTTGTGTAATAGAACTTGTGTGTTTTGTCCCCGTGCAAATCCCGAAGTATTTCCAAATAGAAATTTACATATGACACCCAAGGGTGCGTGTACTATTGCAACTGAATTAGGAAACAATAATTTTACTGGGAAGATATCCTTCAGTGGGTTTGGAGAAAATTTACTCAACCCAAACTTCCAAACAATCGTACGAGAATTCAGAACTCATTTACCTCACGCAACACTAGAGTGTAACACTAACGGTGACAAACTCACTGGTCTTTACGCACAAGAATTATTCAAGAATGGTTTAGACCTTCTCTATATAAATCTCTACGATGGGATTGAACAGATGGAAGGGTTTGATGACATGATGACAAAAGCAGAGATACCTGATACACAATTTAAATATAGAATGCACTGGGGTGATTTTGAAACCCACGGATTGATTCTAAATAATAGAAGTGGAGTAATCGACTGGGTAGGAATAGAAGAAGATTCTATATCTAATCTTAAAGGTAAACCATGTCACTATCCGTTCTATAAAATGTTTGTCGATTGGAATGGTGACGTTCTATTCTGTTCAAACGACTGGGGTAGAGAACACATCGTGGGTAACTTAATGCAATCGACATTACATGAAGTGTGGTTCAGTAAACCCATGACAAAGATTCGTAAAAGATTGATGAAGGGAAATCGTGATGCATCACCTTGTAACAAGTGTAGTGTTGATGGAAGTTTATTTGGCAAGAAGAGTTTTGAAATAGTTAAGGAATATTATGAAAGCAATAATAACAGGAAGTAGCGGCCTCTCGAAGGTTATCGGAGATGTAATTGTATCCACTCCATACATAGGAACAATACACCTAGTGTCTCATGTTCGTGTTGAGGATAACATCAACTGGGACGACCACGATGTTTTCATTAACTGCGCCCATGTAGGATTCAAACAAACAGAATTATTGATGGATGCTTACGAAGCATGGAATCACGATGATAGTAAAACAATAATTAATATCTCAAGTCGTGCAAGTCAACCAAACATATCTAAAGGTTACCTGTATGCAGCTCAGAAAGCATCACTCAATCATCTATCAAACAACCTAGTGTATAACTCAGACAAGATGTGTCGAATCACTACAATGAACCTAGGACTATTAAATCATAAAGACCTACCAAGTACTTCACATAACGAAGTTGCAAGTTGGATATACGCACATTGTACAGGTAGTAAACACATAGACATTCCTGAGATTACATTACAGAACTCAGCAAATTACAAACAAGTGCAAT